AAACTAAGTGTGTGTTAACAATACAAAATTAATGAAGAAAGGAGGAGTAATATGGTTAGACGTGAAGATAATATTTATTTTAGAATTGGCATTTATGGTATTCGAAATTTAATCAATGGTAAAATTTATGTTGGCAAAACTGGTATGAATTTTGGAGATAGATGGGACTCACATCGCTCTTTATTAAATAATGGGAAACATGATAATCCACATTTACAAAATGCATGGAATAAATATAAGCAGGAAAATTTCGAATTTATAGTCCTTGAGGATTGTGAAGTTGATGATCTGAGTGACCGAGAAAAATATTATATTAAACTATATAAGGATATGGGACTTGCTTATAATATTCACGACGGCGGAGATGAAGGATATAATCTTGGTAAACATTTATCTGATGAAACAAAACGTAAAATAGGCGATAAAAATAGAATTAATGGCCTTGGAAGAAAAGCATCAGATGATACAAAAGCAAAAATGTCTGATTCTCATACAGGAATGAAGTATGCACCAATGAGTGAGGATGGCCGAAAAAATATACAACAGGCACAACAAAGATACTATGAGCAGAATCCCAAAAAGCTTTGTGTAGATGATGTGGTTGAAATTAGAAGACTACACGAAGATGGCTTTAACTATTCTGAGATTGCAAGAAAATACAATGTTACTCCTCAGTGCATTAATGATATTTGTAATTATAAAAGATGGAAGCAAGTTCCATAAATTAAACACACATATGTTAATCCAGTGCGAAGCTTGCGAAAGCAAGAACGTCAAACGACTATTCCGTAAGGAAGTACATTTGAGGTGAAACTCCTCATTTGGAAGTGCCACACAACTCGTTGTGAGTTGAAGATATAGTCTACTCCCCTACTAAAATATCGGGAAACCGAGGGTATCAAGGAAAGCGAAGGGTATTTTACCTAACCCAATGCCTAAAAATTGGTACATTTTCAGTGAAAATATTATAAAAACAGACGATTCTGAGGCAATTATAGCACAAAAAACACTAAATCAGAGGCTCTGCGCAGCCAAAAAACCATACTTTTTCGGCTATAATTACACCACTTTGAAGCAAGAATATGACACTTTTGTACGTGATACAGACGAGCATATTCAGAGCATAACAGGTAAAAATATCAAAGATTTGCTAAAAAATGATGGAAAATTGCCAGAAAATGAGCAAAAAATCTTAGAATTTTATAAAAAACGCCTACCTTTGGACGTCTCCCCCTCTACTATGAATCGAATTTGCTGGGCCGTCGAGGACGAATTTGATGGTGTTGACCTGTTTGATAACGTTGATTTCGACTATGAAATCTACAAAAGTGGTGTTGAGTATGCGCAAGAAGACTATGAGTTGATAAAGCTAAAGTGTGAGGCGTATAGACAGCAGAAGCGTGAGATAAACAAGCAAAAGTTCGTTGGTCATGAGGATGAAGAAGAAAGTGCAGCAGATCAGATTGTTAAACTTAATGCTGAACTAGAGGAAGCTTGTTTCTCAATTTGTCCAAACAAAAATATCTTATGCGAAATACTACTTGATATTTGCTACAGAGACGGTATTGATGTTAACATTGTGTGGAATTTATGCGGAGATGTGATTGTTGAGAAACTTGTTGGAAAGTCTGGCAGTTATACTTACCCTGAGCAAGATTCAAACGGAGAATTTAGTTACGGCGGATTAAAATTTACTATGAAGAAAACTGCAGCTGGAGGTGAAATGAATGATTAACTTTAAATTTGATGATAGAAGAGATATTGAAGAGAAGATACATAGCAACTATGTAAACCAAGATAACCCAGAAGATACCATTAGAGATATGGCAAGATATAATCATCATGTACTTGGTATGAAAAAAGAGGATAATTATGATGCCATTTTGGCCTATATGACTAGGAATTGTAGTGATTTCTATGAAGAGAAGTACTTTAAAATCATTTATAGAAACATCTCTAGCGCAAAAAAGTATAAGTTTAGAAGCGTGACGCCTGTAAAAATCACTCGGACTGAAATTGACAAAATTATCGGGTTGAATGATATTAGGAAGGAAAAAATTGCATTTGTACTTCTTGCCGTGGCAAAATATTACAACAATGTGTCTTCTGATAATAATAATCGCATGTATATATCCATGAGTGATTTGTTTAAGCTGTCCAGAGTTGCAATTCCGTGTAAAGACAGAGCCAGTTATTTACACTTTGCATATCAAGAAGGAATTCTAATTGAGCATATGTTTGTAGGCACTAACTTGAAAGTAGCGGGTTTTATAGACGAGAGTAGCGAAACTGTTCTAGAACTTGGTGAAGATGATTATAAAGAGTTAGCTTATACATATCTAAACTATAAGAGCGGCGGATATAAGCATTGCAAGAACTGTGGTAAGCTATTCAAAATGCAAAAGAATGCCCCTGGCAGATTGTATTGTAAGGATTGTGGGCAGAAAGAAGAAGCCAACAGATTTAAGGTTATACAGTGTGTAGACTGTGGTGAAGATTTTGCAGTTGATACAAGAAACATGAATAAATGTAGGTGTGATGCGTGTCAGCATGAGGTTGATAAAGAAAAAACTAGACAAAGAGTGCAAAAATATAGGGAAGCAAATAAAATGTAACGGTGTGTTTTCAAGTTTACAATACAAAATTAATGTCAAAAACCCTTAGAGCCACAACGACTTTTGGGTTTTCTAAAATTTGACATTGAATTTTCATATAATGATAGAGACTAAAGGATGGTGCATTTGTGCCATCCTTTTTTATATTTTTTAATAAATTGCAACACAGGGAGGTACAAAATATGGCAAAAGCAAGTATTACAAAGAAATATGCATTAAGCGCTACTGGCATTCTAGATATTACTGATGATGTCATTGGTATTGAAAATTCAGATACTGGCGAATTAATTGATCTTAAGGTTTTGTTAAAGGACTTCGCAGATCGTGCAGTTAAGCTAAGTGTCACTTATGATGAAGATTATGAGTAATGTCTAGGGAGGAACAACAAGGTGGAAAGAATTATGAAGAAGCCAGAGCTTATAGATGAATTGGCTAAGAGAACTGGGTTCTATAAATATAATATGAAAGATGTAGTTGAAGCACTTTCAGACATAGTTGAAGAGCATTTTTTAACTGCAAAAATTGGCCAAGATAGTGAGTTACATCTTGCCCCAGGGGTTGTACTTGTTGGTAAGCGCAAGCCCGCAGGTGAAGCAAAAGATCCACGAACTGGCGAAACTATCATTAGTCCAGAAAAAGTTATTCCCTCTGCTATCTTTAAGCAATCAATTAGATTGAAGTTATTCAAAAAGCCAAAGGGATACAAAAAGAAAAAGAAGGGGTAATTGTATGGATAATAGTTTAAAAAGAATCAATGGTGAGACAGATGACCAGTACTTTTATCGTATATGTACTATGAAAGAAAGTCTTGGTTTTACTTGGCCACAGATGGCCGAGATTTTTAATAATGAGTTTGGATGCAATAAGGGCGACACTGCATATAGAAAGCAGTGGGCCGCATTTAATAAAGTTTTTGAAGCAAATGCAGACAAACTTATTGGAGATAATGTATATTCAACCGAACTGAAAGAACAGCTTGATGAAATTTATAAGGCAAAGAGACAACTTTGGGACCAAAGACGTGAATACAATAAAATGCTGACTAGTGATGCTAGAGCTGATCATTTAGTAGAAAGGTTAATTGAGGCAGCGAATATTGCGCCGTTAGAAAACTACTCTGATTTATTTAAGTTCAAGCATCATGCGTCTAGTGAAGAATCCATACTATTTTGTAGTGACTGGCACTATGGACAGGTTTCTAATAATATTTGGAACGAATATAATACTGAAATTTGTTTACAGCGTGTGTCAAAGCTATTTGATAAAGTTTCTAGCGCACTGCAAGAACATAATATTAAAACGTTACATATTGCATTACTTGGCGACTTTGTAAATGGAGCTATTCATACAGGGTCTAGAGTTGCGTCAGAAGAAAATACGTGTGACCAATTAATGCATGTATCTGAAATTCTTGCAAACTTTATTAATACATTATCTGTTAATGTTGACGAGGTAAGGGTATATTCTACTTATGGAAATCATGCCCGCACAGTGCAAAACAAAAATGACAGTATTCACTCAGACAATATGGAGCGTGTCATTCCATGGTGGCTGAAACAGAGACTTATGAAGAATAAAAAAGTATCTATTGTCGATAGTGAATTTTATGAGTTCATTTATTTTGATGTTTGTGGATATAATGTTGTATGCACGCATGGTGATTTAGATAGATTTAAAGATCTTGGCATTACTGTTAATAGTCTATTTTCTAAAAAGTTTGGAAAGACAATTGACTATACATTTAGTGGTGACAAGCATCATTATGAGTCTTTTGAGCAATTTGGCATAGAGTCAACGCTTGTTGGATCTTTATGTGGAACTGACGAATATGCAAATAATAAGAGACTATATTCTTATCCTATGCAGACTTTGTGCATGTTTACGCCAGAAGATGGTAAGCTGTGTACTTATAATATTAAACTTTAATCTCTTGTATGAGAGAAACAAGTTTAACAATACAAAATTAATTACCGTTAAGTTTCTCAGGCTTGGGCGGTTAATATAGGTGTTCCCCCACCGTTAAGTGCGGGGCGTTAACGAACCCGACACGCCTCTTAACAATGCGGACCACGTCGGGTCTTTAATTTTAAGTCGTAAGGACAACTAACTAATAAAATACGAAAATTGAAAGGACAATGAAATTATGGAAAATATTAAAAAGGAATATAAGCTTGTCTTCAATGCAGGTGTTGCAAGACGTCTTCTAAGAATGGGAATTAATATCGCAGATATTAAAAGTGATAGAACTAATC